CTATTCTGTTATGTTTACATCTAACACTCTATACTTGCTTAAATCTTTTGTACATTCCATTTTAACTATAAAATTATTCCTTATTTTCGCACTAAAACTATTTTCTGCATCTACATATCCAGTTACGGTATATATAATCATATCTTTATTTTCACTTTTTGATTCTTGAATATTGTACTCCTTGAAACTCCACGGAAATTTTGCTGTACTTGGAGCTTTTAAATTCTTTTTAACAACTCCTTGTGCAGTTGTTATTAGTGTAGCTTCGTTATCTTCTTTTTTAGGTTTCTTTTCAGCTTCTTCCTTGGCTTTCTTTTCTTTTTCTTTTTTAGCCTTTTTTTCTGCATCCCGTTTGGCATTTTCTTTTTTCTGCTCTTGTTGTGTTGCTGTTTTTTGTGCTTTCTTCTTATCTTCTGTTCCTTGTCCTAAACCAGCTAAAATAATAATTGCCAATATCCATACCCACCATTTTTTATAGAATGGCTTTTTATTTTTTTTATTCTCCATGTCATAACCCCCTTAAATTTTCTATGTGGTGTAATATATTCCATAATAATTATATACTGTCTTTACATAAAGTTCAAATTTTGTACATATTGTTACAATCAATTTAAAAGAGGTAGCTTTATTTAAAAAGCTACCTCTTTGTTTTTATTTTAGTTCTGTTAATTTAATTATTTTATTACTGTTTGGTTGTCGCAAATAGATAAATTTTTCTTCTTGATGTACGTCATATATAGATATCCATAAAGGTTTGCCTTGGTCTGTGCAATACATATATTCTCCATTGCTAGGGCAATTATCTTCCGCTTGTTCAATCGCTGTTGCAATGCCGATAAATCTTGTACAAGCTCCAATTAACAAGCCTACTATTAGATATCTTATTCCCTTTCGCATTTTAAATCTCCCTTTTTAGAAATTCTTCTCTTTCTTTTATTAACCCCTTTAATTCTTCTAAATCTTCCGTAGTTGCTTTATTTCGTATAAAACTTCTAGCACTACTTCTATTTCTTAAATACGTCGCATGTTCTCTATTTTTTTCAATCCATTTTTTATCCGCCACTTTTTGTCTATCTTTATTATCCATATTGACCTCCTATTTAACCAATAATATTATTAGGATTAATATATTTACTATTAAAGTGATTATATTTATTGTCATTGTTATGTTTTCCTTTTTCATATAAAATCACCTCTATTTATTTAATATTTAAAATATGATATTATTAAATAGAAGAAGTTTTTAGGAAGGGAGGGCTTTTAAAAGCCCTTTAGTATTAGTAAGATTAGTGTTGCTATGGAAATAATCAAATTAACTGTGGCGGTTATTAACTCGATTATTTCTTTTTTATCCTTCCTTTTTAACTTCTTCTTTTTTGTCATTCCCTCACCTCCCTACAATTATATTATAGTACATGTACTATAATAAGTCAATACTTTTTATGAATTATTTATATGATTTATAATAATTTTTCCAATAAAAAAAGAGGTACTTCCATTACAGAAGTACCTTTACAAATTAATTACTTAATCTTTTATTCCCACCATTGCCTTTGTTATCATTCCAATAGCAATCTATAAAGCCTTTACCGATTGCTATATAATTTCCTCTATCCTTATGTATTATCAATCTTCCGTCTGTGGCTTGCTCTATATATCCAGTAGTACCTGGAATTTTAAATATACTTTCTCCTGTTGGTATAGTCTCATCATATTTTGGTTTTTCCACTTTCACCACTTCCTTTGGTTTACTTGGTGTCGCTACTGTAGTCCCTACTAGTCCTTTAACTATAGCATTAGCCATATTTTCAGCATTATATCTATTCATATCGTTTCTATTATCACAAAAGCAACATTCTATAAGCATAGCTTTAGCTTTTGTATGTTTTAATACATATAAACTAGAACCATCTTTTAACCCTCTGTTTGTATATCCTAAGGCACAAATATTATTTAATACTCTTGATGCTTCTGTAAAAGATTTCCCTCCATAAGTAAAAACCTCTGTACCATAAGCACTACTATTAAAGCAGTTAAAATGTATGCTAACATATAGATCTACATCATTATTATTAGCTGTATTAGTTCTATAACTTAAACTATCATTTAAGCTATTGCAAGCATCCTTATAGCACTTAATAACTGTATGCCCTAATGCTTGTAATTTACTTATTACTTTTGTTCCTACTTCTCTAGTTAAATTAGATTCTGCTTTTATTCCTACTGCTCCATAGTCTGCTCCTGACATTGTATGCCCACAATCTATTCCTATTTTCATAAAACATTCCTCCTAAAATTTAATATAAAAAAAGAACAGGCATTAATCCTGCTCTTTACTTTCCTTAACCGCTTGTCTAGCTGAACTTTGTCCAAAGTAAAACCCTATTATTAATGTAAATACAGAAAGAAACTCCGTACTTGATAAGCTTCCCTTAGTACTTAAAATACAAAATACTATAGTAGTCAATAATGCTATTATCTTTTTTATCTGCAAGAATTGTTCTAAAAACTTCATTTAAACACCTACCTTTCTATTTAAATAAATTGTGCTGAATTGTATAAAAAAAGAAGCTTACTAAAGCTCCTACTGTTAATCCTACATACCATTTCAAAACAGATACAAGTTGCTTTAATTGATCACAAAGATTCTCCATTTTAGCATCTGTTCTAGATTGGTTTTGTTCTATTTTATCAATTCTTTTTGAATGATCATTAAGCCTAATATCATGAACATTAATTTTTTCTTCTATCCTTTTATGTTTTTCCTCGCAGACTTTTAATTCCACATTACACCTCCAGTAATTAAAAATAGGCAAAATAATAGAGAAATATATAAAACTTAGTTATATATTTCTCCATATTCCTACAATTTATTTTCTAAAAGTTCCAATTGTAGTTAAAATAATAGTGCATAGTTGTATAAAACTTATAATCTTAAAACAAAGTAATAAAATTAATAATAAATACAATATAATTATTAGCACTTTTAATAATTTATTGTCTTGTTTTCCCTTTTTATTTCTCTTAATAAAAATTGCTATTATATATTTATTTATTCTAATTAAAGCTATCAAATATTCATTTTTTTTCATAATAATAATAATCATTGTAAAAAACCTCCAAATTTTTGTATTTAATAAATTATTATTACTTTTAAAAAAATTTGGGAGATTTTCTATATAAATTTTAAATAATTTTAGATAAAATAAAAAAGACTACATATTAATAGTCCTTACTCTGCTTTTATAAATTCATTTTATTACACAATAAAATCTTCTCTACATATTTCGTATAAAGTGAACCATCATCCTTTTTCATTCCGTATTCTTTGTGTAGTGGGGATTCCATCATAGCGTAACTATCGCCATCTTTAAAAATAAACATTGATTACCTCCTATATAAATAAACGTTACTCGTCATATTTGTATCTTTTTTGTATTCTATAAATAACATATTTCTACAATCGTTAGATATTAAGAACTTGAAATAATCAAACGAATGTCGTTCTATTTCAGTGATTTGCCTTGCTTCTGGTGCTGGGGCAAATTGCGATGGATACGTCTTTGGGGTTCTAAAGTTGATTTCAAAAACCTCCCATTTATCACCTGCTACAATTAAACCCTTTTCAGGGTTGGGGCTACTATTGATACAATATGGCGTATCTACATCTGATGAGTGATGTTGTAGTGGAACAGTTCTTGAAAATAACGATAAAATATCAGTTCTCAGCATAAATCCGTTCGTAATATCATAAGCTAATTTCATTTTAGGGTCAGCTACAACCGATTGAGGGTTTTGTGTTGAAACTGAAGCAAATCCATTGTTAGGTAAATCGTTTTTTGTATACATAAATTTAACATATTGACTATAATTTACAAATGAAATACCATATATCCAACCATCGTACGCCATATGGCTTCGCCACTTGGTATTAATACTATATTTATTATCTATATAAGTGCTGTTTTGCAATTGAAAAGCCTCATTTAATACAACTAAGTAACTCGGTGTTGAAGAACCAGAATATTGAAACAACAAAACATAATCTTTGGTAATCGGGTCTTGCATAACCTTGGTCAAGTGCGAATTTGAATACGTACTCTCATCCACACTCGTGGTATACATTTTTTTGTAGTTTCCTTGGTGGTCATAGAGTTTAATGTTGTATTGTACATTCGTAGAAGTGCTGTTGCTAGTCTGGTAAATTCCAACGAACCCTTTTTCAACTGCAAATAATTGTATGGTGTCTCCCGTTCGTCTTATGTCGGTTATATTATCTTTAGCAACCAGCGTACTGTTGTTATCCAAATACATATAATATACTTTGTTGTCTGATGGTAACGAAAATAATATACCTTCATTACCAATCGCTATATATTGGTTGTCATATCTCAATAGCGACTGCACCGCTTCATCTTTCACAAACCATATACCTTTATTTTTAAAACGACCTAAAGGTGTGTTACCACCCTCGTACTTTTTACCACCTACTAACCCATGCAAACCTAACACGTTATCCATTTGAAAGTTAATCATGTTTTATCAACTCCATTCCTGTTAAGTCTCCATCTTCATCAAATTTTAAGCTAAATATATATGTTTCTACTACGTTGTTATCTTTATAAAAATAAAACGATAAGTTTTTAGGTACAAAGTCACTGTCAGCTCCATCACCAGTCACATCAGACATTGCATATATTTTTTTGTTGCTATTATACCATCTTACTTGCTTAAAAATACCACTAGACACCTTTTGGCTTCTTTGGCAAGTCATAAACGTCAACCTTCCAAGTATTTTATCAATATCCAATTGTTGTTTGTCGTTAGTTGTTTTTATGTCATTTATTTCTTTTTCAGTATCTTCGCAATCCAAATCTATCTTATCCCAATTATCATTTAAACATTTTTTAATATTAAAAGTTGTTGTATTAAAGTCGTCTGTTTCTTTGTCATATTTAAACAACTTCAAATGTTTTGTTTCTTCGCTCAATATATCCCTCCTAAAATGCAAAATTTGTTAATTCAGTATTTTCTAATGTTGTTAATGTCATAGCTTCTACATCTTTTAATAATAGATATGCAAATAAATACTCTACTGGTAAATGCGTAGGCTTAGACAAGTTTATTTGCTTTTTTAAACTGTCTAAATCTGTAGGTATTCCATATTCTCCAATAAATTTAAGAACTATTTTACCATCTATAAAAGATACTTTTACATTACCATTTTTCCAACTGTTGCATATTGCTTGAAGCAAATTTAAATCTGCCTTACCTTCACTCTTCCATCTAGCCGATATTATAGAATTTTTTTCATCTTGCTTTAAAACTGGGTCTAATTTAATTCCCATCTCACTTGCTAAAAGGTCGGCTCCCCATGTCATTGTAGAGAAATTAAATTGCTTCTTTATATCTGTTATGACATCTTCTATAGTGTCCATTTCAATTCCACTAGTCCTGCACAAATTTTTCACATAAGGATCTTGTCTAACACGCTTATGTAAATTTGCTATTAACTGTTGTTCTATATTCATATTTACACCTTCTTTATATTAAGGTTACAACACCCATTGTAGGGACTTCTTCTTCACCTATAATCACGTTTTCATTTAAACTCCCGTTCACTTTTACATTTTGGGCGTCAAGGACACCATCTGCACTAAGTATTAAAGAGATTATTTTAGCATGGCTTACATAATTTATAGTTGCAGAAAAGGCGATTTCTTTTAAGTATTCTGTTATTTTGTCAGAAATATTTTGTTTTATTTCCTCATCTGAATACCCATTGGCTTTAGTTATACTACATTCCAAATCTATATTTTTAGCTGTAGCACTCACAACGGTACAATAATTACCTATAGCACTAGCACCAGCACCAGTTCCCCATAGGCTCCATGTATTTGTATTAGAATCAAAAGTACCTTTAGGGTCTATGTATTCCTGTACCGTATTAACTAAATCCTCACTGGCTGGTTGCATATTGGAATCTATAATTATAACTTTTACTGTTAAATCTCCGTTCCAAAGTGGTATTACTTTAGCATTACCAACGCCTGTTACAGATTTAGCCCAATAGATAAAATGTGCTTGGTTATTGGATGTAATAGGATTTTTTAGAGATTCGTAGTATCGTTGTTTAAGTGATTCGTCCGTTTCTTCCTCGAACCCATCAAAACTGGGATTGGAATTATTAACTTCTGTAAAACCTGTTATTGTTATCGGGAACTCTGTAATACTATTAGCTCCAACCATACCAATATTACCAACTTGCGTACACTCTGCTAATATTGTTCCCATTCCTTCTATTTGTTTTTTTTCTAGGCTTGCAAATTCTATCTTGTTAGGTGTACCAAATAAATCCTCTTTATCAATAGTCCCTGTCCCTGTTAGAGTTAGGATTACTTTTGCTCTTGTTGCTACTTTCCTAACTATGCCTTTATTATCGTAGACTCTTGCAGTTAAATCATCACCTCTTAGGTCTTTAACTAACCTTAGATTGGCTATAGATAAAGCATATTGATATAGTAAAGCTAATTCTATGGCATTAGTTTTAGTTATATCATATGTAAGGTGTCCTTCGCTTTTCTCATATGTGTTCGATATGTTGTTAAGCATATCTTTAATTAATTTTTCCTGTGTTTTTACATTTACACTCAACCCTTCACCTCCTAGGCACTTATATTAATAACTTCATTATCTTTTGTAACAACATCAAAGCTTACATTCAATATTGATTTTTCTTGTGTTGTTACAAAGTTTTCTATATGATCTACATATCTATGCTTTATAACCGCTTCTTCAATTTCTCTTTGTAGCTCTGAAAGAATAAACGCATTTCTTTTCTTTCCAGCTAAATCCTCTACATTACAGTAAAAATTTGTACCTTTGTAAATCTTGTATTTATCTTTATAAGTTAACAATATCCAATGTATCCATTGCTCTAGTGCTTGTCGCTCTGTACATTCAACAAGCCTCCCGTCTTTAATTACATATTCATTCTTTTTAAAGTCAAATAAAAAAACCTTACCCAGTTTGGATAAAATTTGTTCTTCTTCTATTTCTTCTACTTCTTCAATTATTATATCTTCTTCTGGAAGTAGTGCCATATTCACCCCTCCTATATTTTATCTGCAATAAAAAAGTGCTGGTCGCTTTCATTTGCAATAACCAACACTTTATCATTATTTTTTAGCATATTACTATATGTTATTTTAGCATTGTAGCTAGTGTTATTTAATTCTATAGTTCTTTCTTCTACTCTATCTTTTAAAGAGTTGCATAAAGTAGAATTGTTTGGGTCCAAATATAATTGATTATCCATAATACTTATTCTGTAATCTGAACCGCCTTTTACAACTTTCCCTATTGTTGGTCCTATTCTATCTTTATTATTTCTTTTTTTTAGCCATTGGGCAAATTCTATTCCATAATCCAATACAACAACCTCCTAGCTAAAATCTATTGTTATCCCTATTTTGTGTATATTATTGTTTAAAGTATGTTGTGTGCTTTTTATTCTATACCATCCATTTACACCATATTTGCCTAAGTTAACTCTAATTAATCTATTGCAATTTATATAAATTCCTCGCCCGGTATCTATTGTATTAAAAGAGAGTTCTTTTTTTATCTTATTTTTTTCTTTTAATTCGTTACGTGCTATATTGTTAGCTCGGCTTATATTTTCATCTTCTACACTTATAATGTCCGTTAGTTCTCCGAATATCTTAATATTTTTATTATCTTTTACATTGACTAAAACTCTGCCATCATTATTGACCGCTATTATATTGTTTTGCATATCTTCTATGCTTCTACTAATACTATAATCTTTTTCTATTAATACAGTTGAATTAATTTTTAAATCTACAACTCTATTAATATAAAGTGTTTTACCTTGCATTTCCATTATGTAATGTTCCCCTATTTCTCTTTTACATTGTTCTAATATGTCTTTTATTATATCGCTTAAACTTTCTTGGAAATATAATTTATTTATTCTAGTAGTTAATCTAGTCCTTATATTTACTTTAATACCCACCTTGGCACATATCTGTTGTAATGCACTTTTGGCATTTATGTTCCTAAATTGCATTACATATTTATTTTTATTTAAATACCATGCGTAATCCATTGCAGTATAACTATGTATATTTTCCTTATTAGTCTTGCTTACTATAACACCTTCAAAAACAATCACTTTATCTTGTTTTAAAATTATTTTGCTTCTTCCTTCTGCTAAATCTAATATAGAATCAAAAGACAAGGAAGTTGCTAGAGTATCTATATCATTAGACCAACTTAGGTTATTAGAATATCCTATTATTTCTTTAGTTGTATACCCTTTCTCTACAATATAGGAAGTATATAAGTACCACATTATTTTATCTCCCTGTATTGCTTTAAATCTAATTTATAGGCTACATCTCCATTGGTTAGCTCATGCCAACTTATATTTTCTATAGAAACCATCCAGTTTAATAATTCTTGTGGTAAAAAATTATTCTTATTTCTATTTATAACAATCCTAAGAGGCTTCTTAGTGTTTTGTGCTGTATTCCACATATTTATTAATAAATAAGGATTAATTTGGCTCTTAGCCCATCTATACTTATTGGGATATGCTGGCAACCAACTTTCTAAACTAAAACTGATTAAACTAACTTCTCCTAGGAAGTTATATTCTCCATTGTTAAAAGTTTCAAATATTTCATTTTTACTACTCTTACTAAGTTCCGGCATTTCTTCTGGTAAAATAGGAAGTTCGTACAATTGTTTTCTATCTAATGTACTAAAATATATATTAGCCATATTACACCCCCAATAAAAAAAGGCATAGTTATAAAACTACACCTTACATATTTTGCATTGCTAATCTAACTTGTGATATTATATGTTGTCCTGCTTGGTCAAAAAATTCTTCTGTCCCAACGTTTCCATTGAAATATATGTTAAATGTAGGACTTGAAGCACCATTCATAAGTTGTCTTGACTTATCTGCGGGGATTATTGTTTCTCCACTTGATAAACGTCTTAACTCTCCACCTTCTTCGTTAATTAGTGCCATACCACTAGGTGAATAATGAGTACCTTTTGCAAATTTAGGTATTTCCGATACAGCGCCTATATTAACTCCTGGAACTTTATTGGCTTTACTAATAACTTTATTTACTCCACCAATAAAATTATTTAGCATACCTATTCCACCGTTAATTATATCTTTAATCCCTTGCCATATGCCTTGAAATATATTCATTACAGTATTTTTTATATTATTGAATATATTGGAACATATCCCGATTAAAGCATTAAAACCGTCACTTATTGTACTAGCAATATTACCAACAATATCGCTAACAGTAGATACAATATTATTCCATATATCTGTTATAGTGCTCCAAATTGAGGACATAATTCCACTTACAGTTCCATAAATGGTACTCCATATAGAACTAATAACACCCCAAATAGCTGACATTACAGTAGAAACAACTCCGGCTATAGTATTCCATACATTTACTATGGTATTCCATATCGCTGTGGCTATTGTTGTTATTGTAGTCCATATAGCTGTCCATACTGTTGTTATAACATTCCATATAGCTGTTAGTATAGGTTGTATAACGCTCCACACGTTAGTCCACATTGTTACAATGGAGTTCCATATCCATGCTCCTACGACTATTATTACAGCTAATATTCCTTTAAATACTGCTTCTATAAACAATCCGATAGGTGTAAGTATTGTTACAATAACATTCCATATAGTTGTAAATACCGTAACTATTGTAGTCCATATGCTTGTAAGCACTGTAGAAATTGCAGTCCAGATATTAGTAAATATAGTTGTTATACTAGTCCAAATATTTGTAAATACAGTTGTTATGCTAGTCCATATATTACTAGCTACTGTAGAGATTGTAGTCCATATATTTGTAAACACCGTTGTTATTGTAGTCCATATATTTGTGAATACAGTTGTTATCGTAGTCCATAAAGTTTGAGCAACTTGCTTTATTTTATCCCAGTTTTTCCATAGTAATAAGCCTACCGCAATAACTCCTGCTATAGCTAAACCTATCCAACCAAAGGCACTTATTTTTAATGCTCCATCTACTATTGTAGCTACTCCTTTAAGTCCTTCTAAAGTGGTTTTAAGTGTGTTTACTGTTTTAATAGCACCATAAAGTGAAGCAAACCCAATTCCTAAGTTAGCTATTGCATCTTTATGTTCTGCAATAAAGCTAAAAACCTTGCTAAGAACATCGTACATCTTCATAAACCCATCAGCTACTTTATTTGCTATGTTTTCAATTGTTCCATCTTCTTGCCATTGTTTCAACTTTCCTGTTATGTTGTCTACTAGAACTCCTATTTGTCCTCCTGTTCCTTGCATAATTCCAGTAGTCATGTTTTTAAATCTGTTTTTCATCTTCCCGCACTTACTTAGTAAACTGTTGTTCATTGTATCAAATGCTTTATCAGTTAAACCGACGCTGTTTTTCATAGCGTCTAGACTTGTATTAAAGTCTCCGAATCCTTTTCCAGTAAGTACCAAAGCACCAGATAGCGCGTTAACGTTTCCGAACAACTTACCCATAGTTTCAGTGTTTCCACCAGTCTTTGTCTTTATCTCTTCCAAAAACTTAGTAAACCCTTTTGATTTTAAAGCGGACGCTGAAAAGTCTATACCTAGTTGTTGTGCAGTTTTTGAGGCCTCTTCGGTTGGTTTAATTACACTCGAAAACACAGATTTTAAAGATGTTACCGCTTCCTCTGTTTTCAATCCATTCTTTGTTAAGCTTGCCATTCCTGCTAACATTTCATCAATACTCGCGCCAGCAGATTTAGCAATAGGTGTTAATGATCCCATCGAATTCGCCAATTCCCCAACGGTTGTCACACCTAGATTTTGAGTAACTAACAGTTTATCCGATATGCTTTGCATTGCTTTTTGACCTGTTAACCCGTAGACATTCATGGTTGAAGTTAGTATTTTGAGCGAACTGTTTGAATCTGAAAATCCAGCTTTAGCCAGTTTCGCTGATGTAACTGCTGCTTGTATACTTTCGTTGGCCGCGACACCACTAGATATTGCATCATACTGGGTGTCAGCCAATTCTTTTATTACAATTCCAGTATCATTGGAAGTTTTAAGCAATCCTTGTTGAATGCCTTTTAATTGCAAACTATCTTGTGCTATTGATTTAACTTTTCTAGCACCTTGGTCTAATTCCCCTAATCCTTCAACACCTGTCTTTACTATTAATCCACCCGCAAGAGTTGCCAGACCTGCACCTAGCTTCAAAACTTTATCTCCGGCTTTTTCAAAGCCCTTTTGCGCTTTGGTAGCAAAATTCGCAACTTGTTGTGAAGCTCTCTTTGCTTCTTTAGAAACTCCTTGAACATTTTTATTTACTTTTAATAAACCACCACTCATTTTATCTTGCAAGGAAAGGACAACACCTATAGTCTTGGAAGCCATATATAACCTCCTCCCTTTAAAGATTAAAAGGGAAGGCTATTTTTTACCTTCCCCAAATATAGATTTTAATTTCATTTCATCATATTTAACCCTAAGTTCACGATTAAATATCATGCTATCTATATAAAATTGTTTTTCTAGTGCATTTAAATTGAGGTAATAACTCAAAGGTAGGTCGCCTTTATCTATGTAATAACTAACCCAATAAAGCTCTCCGCCCTCGTCATTATTACCTCTTATGAGTTTTTTATTACTGTCTCTACATTACTATCCTCAAAGGCTTCATTTATTTTTTGTGCTAGTTGTATAGTTCCATCTATACCAAATACCTTAATAGGAATGTCAAAAGGTTCTCCACACTCCAAATCTTGCATAAGTTCGTTACTATGTAAAAACTCACAACTATTGTATATAAGTTCTTTAGATGCATTTAACATTTGTCCATAGTCTAATTTATCAATGCTTTCATCTTTAGACATTTTTATACTATTAGCTAATGTATTTTTAAATTCTAATAAATCAGAGTCAGAAGGTCTTGTAAATGTCAGTATCCCGAAACCTTCCACTTCTATATCTACAACTCTTTTTCTTTTATTGTACTTGTCAGTTGCTTTTTTTATAAAATCCTCTAATGCTATTTTTTTAGCTTTACTCATACTTATTTATCCCCCTTAAATCAATTCTAAATATTCGAATGAACTTGCTGTGAACGGTAGTTCTTCCTCTACCATTGCGCCAGCCTCTAGCTTGGCAAGCTGAAGTTCTGTAAATGTAACATCTTCTAATTTTAATCTTTCTACCTTACTATTATTTACCTTTGCAGTTGCAATAACTATGCTTATGTCTGGCATATTCAAAGTCCTAAACCCTTCCGCTAGCAATCTTTGCGCCCTAGAATCTGTCTTTTTAATTGTTACAGTGCCCTCTATATTGTTTCCAGTTATTTTTGTATATTTGTTTGGATCCCCTACGAATCTTATGTCTTCGGTTTCCAAACTGCATTTAGCTTCTATGGAAGATAAATTGCTCCATAGTTCTGTATTAATCCAAACACGTCCTTCATTTCCAGATATAACTTCATTTCCTTTATTAGTAGCCATAAAACCCCTCCTATTCCATTGTGATAACTAGTGTTAAATCCGTCATGCTAGTTAATATCTTTATATTTGCGCCTAAGAATAATTTTCTTTTGAAAGTGGTATTTTTAACTGTTGTATCGTCCCATTCTTTAGCTTCTGGCTTTCCACTATCCACCCAAGCTTTTCTTTGCGCTTCTACATCTATGAAGCTTTCATTATTATAGGAACTGTCTAGTACATCTCTCGCGGCTAGATTACTAAAATAAGTATTAACGGCACTTATAAATAACATTTGATTATCCAGTTTGTTTTTAAATTTACCTATATAATTATTTTTAAAAGTTTTCCTTATATCGTCTTTAATCAAATCCATTGTTTCTATGACTTCAATTAAAGAAAAATCTTCTTTATCTTGGGTAAATGTAGTTAGAGAATTAACTCCTAATCCAATTTTTACTATGTTCTCATCATTTATCAAAATCAGCTTTCCAGCTTGAATTTCTTGATTAGTACTTGCAGGTTCTGAAACAGTTTTTAAATTCTCCATAGCCATATAAGTCGTTCCAGTATCTACCCCGGCAGATGCTATGTATCCTAATAGAGTGGGTAGAAACTCATACCCTGCTTTTTCCCCTCTAGTGTTGTCCTTAAAAATTACTTTTTCATTTCCTAGTACTACAACTCCCTCGTAATCTGGTGGTGTTGTAGGATTAAAAACTACGGCTTTAAAAGTCTTTTTATCTGTATCCCTTCTAGTCTTTATCCAAGAAACTAAAGTATCATAATCGGTTTTAGTTTCTGACACTAGACTTATCCATCCGGTTGAATATAGATTTTTAACTATATTCAAGGCATCTGTAAATTCTTTTTCTACATCTACCCTTACAACTGCAACCTTGCTTGTTTTCCCTAATAAAGTATCCTTTATGTACTGCAAGTTGGTTGGTGTATATTTAGCTTCGTCTAGTTCCAAATCTGTTAATGTTTTGTATTCTGCTGTATTAAAATTTTTATCTGTATCGTCCTTTAAAAGCAGAATAGCAACTCCTCCTCTTTGGGTAAAAGTTGCCGCGCGCTGTTTAAATAAAATATTTATATTTGGTAATGTATTAGCCATATATTTACCACCTTTCCATTTCTAATTCTTCCAAAGGTTCTCCGGTTTGTTCTTTTTCACTTAGACTATATAAGTCCATTAGTGACGCTATTAGCAAACCTTCTTCGCCCCTAGAATCAAATTCACATTCAAGAACAGATATATAATAGTCATCACTGACCTTAATACCTGTTTGAAATATTTCACTTAATAAATCTTGTATTTCTAGTAATTCAATCTTGTTTTGTTCTCGACTTTTTGCAAAATAAAAAAGCCTAACATCAAAATTCCGTTGTTCGGCTTCTCCATTTAGTAAACTTGTTTTATTTTCTTGAAAATCTACATAAAAAGAAGGTCTTGTAATTTTTTCTCTTATATCTGTAGATGAAAATTGTATATCTTTATAACTTGTATCTTTTAAACCTTCTTTTACTTGTTGTACTATAGCTTTATTTATTTCTTTTAATGTTACAATCTATAATCCCCTCCAAATAAAAAAGAATATGCATTGCATATTCTTAATCTCTATATTTTATTACTTCTTTTCTTAGGGTCTTAACAAACCCTTGTGTTATTACCGAGCCTATACCTTCCAATGCATTCATTTCCAATATAATGTCATTTGTAAATCCTTCTTCCTCTGTTGTTATTATTAAAAAGCATCTTTCTTTTTTTCTTTTTTTCTTTACTCCCAATGCAAATATACCGAGGACTAAAAGTCTTGTTAGTGTTACATCCTTTGTTATTTCCTCTTCAGTTTTGAATTGTACATCTTTTATATCTTTTAAATCCAATTCATATCTTTTTTTCCAAAATTGCTTCAATACCAGCTTATTTTTTTCTATTTGTACAGCCATATTACCCTTTGCGCCAAAATTAGCATATCCACCTTGATAATATCCTTCTACTTTTGTTATATCCTTTCTTACTTCAAACATTCCATCTAACAACCCCATGTCATCACCTCAAGAAAATAATACCATATCTAGTCAAAAATTTCATCCAAAAATTTGTCTAGATCTGTGTAGTATTCACTATTAAAAGCTTTTGCGGAATCCTCTATAAAATGGAATCCGGGAATAAATTTCTCGGTTCCATTCTTAGATTTATGCATCCATCCATCATTAAGTAAATGAGCATGAGGAGAACTGTTGTAGGCTCTTATAGCTAGTTCTTTACCTTTATACTTATATAGCTTACCTGCTTTAAAGCCTTTTTTTAAGTTTCCTCTGTATTCTCCTATACCTTTAGAAGAAAAAGTACTTTTATTACTTTTATTTAATTTTTTAGCTTCTTTCCTTAAAAATATTTTTGATTTTTTCGGATAATCTTTTTTAGCTGTATTTAATAAATTTTTGCTAAACTTATCTAATTGTGTAGTATCGAACCCAGTCATATTACACCACTGGGTAGTTATACTTTTCTAGTAATATTTTCCTTATACATTGCATTTTTTCAAAACATTGTGACTTTACTTTATGTAATTGATCTATCAAATCGTTAGCTTCATCTAATTGCCTTTTAATTCCCTCGTGTTCCATTTTTAGTTCTTCGTATTTTGCAATAAGTTGACTTTTCTCCCATTCTCTCAATTCAAATTCACCCATTTAGCACCTCTATTCATAAATTATTTTTGTTAGGAACTCTATGAATTCATTATTTTTAAAATCTCTTTGGAAATATTGTACTTCATATCCGTTTCCTTCTTTATCTTTAAAAGACATATCTTTGCTTGGTTCTTTTATACTTAATTTTCTACATCTTATTTTATGCGTCACACTAGAATACTCTATCTCTGTGTTTGGTATAGTGCTAACATTTCCACTTGTGGGTATAACCTTACACCAAACATCTTTTATTTTGCCTGGTTCTCTTGTTGTTTCGTCTAATTCATTTTTTTTATAAACCATACCCCATAATTCCAGTGGGGTATTATATTCCTTTGTCCCCATATCCCACCTCTGTTAAAAATTTTAAAAATACTTTTTGCTCATCCTTACTTTTATATGTTTTGTTAATTCTATTTTCAAACATTTTCGTATGAATTGAGGTTCATTTGCATTATTAAAGACTTAGCTATGTATTTATATTTTTCATTATCTTTTGTCATTAACTCTCTGTTATCAAACATATCTTGTATAAGCATCATTGCTAACAGCTTGGCCTTTCTCTGGAATCTTTCTATTTGTATTTTATTATCAAAATCATCTATAGCATCTCGTATATATTCTTCCGCATTATCTATACATAGCTGCAAAATAATGTCTTCATCATCATAATCAATCCTAAGATAATTTTTGGTTTCATTTAATGTTAGTATCATTTAACCCCTCCTTAAACAGGAGCAATTAAGCTCCTGTAGTAGGTAATGCTAATTTAATTTTTATAATAGCGTCTGTATCCTTTTCTCCACCATCTAAACGAGTTATAACTCTAGCTTTAGTAGTGTTAGTTTCAAAAGCTCCAGCCCCAATGTTTGTTGTTAATAATTCATAATTGTCATCATAAAAATATTCGTATGATTCTTTCAAATCTCCTAATAATATAGGTATATTGTCCTCTTCTGTTTTAAGTGTTGTGTTTAAAAGTTCTACAACTGGAAGACCTAGGAATAAATATTGTGTTGGTTGTTTTGGGTCTGGTTGCAAATACGGTCTCCCTTGTTTATCTTCTAAGCTATCTAAATAATTAAATCCATCTTGATTAACTGTCCATTTAGCAGTTGGTTTAAATACATTTAACAATTCTACATTCTTACATTTCTTAAAGTCTTTTAAGCCTGCGGTAGCTGGTAATGTTACTTCTTTATATTTCGTAGACGCCATTATTCCTTGTGCATCTTTGCTTGTACCAGTTCCATATAATATTTTAATATTCCTAGTTATTCTAACTTTGTCAACTAACCAGTTAATTAAGAAATTTTCTAACTCTTTTCCAGCAAACTTTAATAAATCATTTGGTATAGTCATTAGCCCAGCAAAATCATGTAAATCAAATGACATTCTTTCTAATTTAGGATTATCTAATTCTTGTATAGTTCCATATTCATCAAGGTTTGTTAATGGTGTCTGGTCTGCTCTCTTTTCATAAGTTCTTTGACCCTTCCTAGTAAATACTTTTTCGCTATCTACTAAATTAAATAAATCTGTAATATCTTTTAATCTAGTGTTAATTTTGGTCTGTATATCCTCTGGAACCGCAAACCCACCATCTTCATTTACATTTTCACTTATTTTATTTTGCTGTTCTTCTGTTAAATCTAACCCCTGTAGTCCTCTTTGTTTTAGTAGGCTGTTAGCAACTGCTTTGGTAAATAAAGCGCCATTATAAGCAACTTTATCATTATTATTTGTAACTAAAGGTGTTCCTTTTGGCTCATTTAAACTATTATCTATATTATCTTTTCTCTTTTGTGCTTCAATTTTAGCTTGTAGTACATCAATTTCATTAGAAATATTCTCTAGTTCTCCTTTTGTAACTCCTTCTTTATTTAATAATTCACCCATAGCTTTATTCTTTTGGTCTAATTCATTTAATAATTCTCTTAATTCTTTACTCATTAATAATCATTCCTTTCATTGCAAAATAAAAAACTAGCTACATTTTTATTTTTAAAAGCTAGTTTATTTTTTAAATTATTTAATTCTTTATCATCTAACTGATTAGTATTATTTTTATTATCTATACTGTTTGGAATATCAATACTATTTCTAATCTTTTCAATAACATCTTTAGGTAACAATCCTGTGTTTCCATAACTATTGGTTAGTTTATTGCTTGTATCAAACATTACTTCATCTACAAAACCTAGTTCTTTTGCTCTTTGCGCATTCATAAATGTTTCTTTATTCATTAAGTCTAGCAATTCTTCTTGTTTCATTCCCGTTTTTAGCATATATGCATTAGAAATTGCCTTATTACATTCCTTTAACATTTCTGACCCATGGTCCATATCTCTATAATCACCTTGTATTACTCCAGAAGCATTATGTATCATAAGTCTTCCTGTTGGAGAAATTTTAATTATATCTCCTCCCATAGCTGCAACACTTGCTGCACTTGCTGCCATTCCAACTATCTTTACAGTAACAGTTCCTTTGTAATCTTTTAGTAAAGTATATATTTCGGAGCCAACATCAACGTAACCGCCTGGACTATTTACCATTATTTCTAATTCTTCACCATTGGCATTATCAATTGCTTTTTCAATATCCGCTGCACAAGTAGCTTCAATTCCAAACCAATCATAAATCCATTTTTCATCACTGCTTATAATAGGACCTTTTATGTTTACCTTTGCCATTATTTATCACCACCTTTATTTTTATAATAAGCTCCTATATCTTTTAAATATTGCATATTACCATTGCAAATTAATTCATCTCCTCCCTCTTTTGCTTCATCTTCTTCTAATTCTCTTACTTCATTAGGAGTTTTAAATCCACTTTGTATAGCAGTTCTATATGCATTATATCTTGTTTCAAGATTTGCCCTTAATATTGCATCTACATTAAATTTAATATAATAACCTTGCCTTATCTCAGTGCCCAAAAATAGTTTGTATATTAATTCCTGTTCATACATAGTCAAAATACTTTGTAAAGTATCTATATAAAAACCTTTTTGTTGTTCTGTTATATTTGTATGAGTTGCACTATCTAAATCATTGATCTGGTGCATTTTAACACCAAACATAGCAGCTATCTGTCTTATAGTAAGCTGACTATTTTCTAAGAATTGGGCATCAACTAAACTTTGTGAAATTGGTTGAAATTGATAACCCAGCGGTAACATAGCAATCCTATGAGCATTTTTTAAACCACTAGACATTCTCTCGAAATTTTCTATAAAAGTTTGCTCTGCTTTAGAATTTAAGTCGCCCACATATTGGACCAATCCTTTAACTTGAAGCCCGTTTTTAAAAAATTTATTTATATATTCTTCTGAATTTTTACCATTTTGAATTAAATGTTTTAATTGATCTATAACACTTAGTCCAACTATTCCATCAGTAGTTAACCCTTTAAAGTGTAGTAATTCATCTGGCATAAATTTATGCTGATGTCCTAAATTATCAGTATAAATGTACCATATTTTATTACTTGAATTTAAAAGCCCTACATCATCAACATAAATTTTCATTTTGCTACTATCCAATGGATATAAACCTGTAACTTGTCCTCTCCCATTGTAATTCAAAGCAACATAAGCATTGCCATATATATTCCTTTGAACTTCAACACATTTCCAAAAATCTGATGCACTCATATAAGGATTAGGTCTTAATTTTAGCAATGGTCCTAAATAATGATCTGTTACTTTTTTAATTCCATCTGTCTTTTTATATATTTTAATAGGTAATTTACTAACTGTATCTGAAAGAACCCTTAAGCATCCAAATACAGTAGCTTGTTTTAAGCTATTTTTACCTTGCACATTTATATCTTCTATATTAATTCCAAGCCATTCTAAAATCTTTTTATCATCTAAACTTATCTCATCCGACATTGTATTGGCCGTATTTCTTCTAAATAACACTTAATCACCTCCTTTTTAGAGGATTCTTAGCGAAATAAATTCCTAATATTATAAAAATAATAGATAGAACATACATTCCTATATAAAAATTAATCAAGAATGTAGTTATAATTATTAAAATTAATCCTATAAAAATAAAAAAATCCTCTATGTATTCATAAAGAATTTGCCTTAATCTATTCATTTTATCAACCCCAAAGCTTATTTAAAAAATCTTTTTTAGCATATTTATTTATATCTATTGGTTTATCTTTATTGCTTATTATAATCTTATGCACGTCTATAGCAGCATCTATCGGGTCTATTCTTTCTGTTCTATGTTCTTTATCTATCTTTATTTCTCCAAAACTATTCTTTGTTGTAACTGCATTAGCACCACAAAATCTAAATAAACCATCTTTCTTATTATATTTTATTTGTCCACTATCTACACTTAACTTAAAATCTTCTGTTGCACTATTTAAGCTTTTAGCACTTTGTGTTATTTCAATGCAATCTACGCCAAATTCTTCTAAATCACTTAAAAATGTATCTGCGTTGTGAGGATCATAAGCTATAAATTTCAATTTTAAGTCGTATCTTTCTATAATTTTTTTAAAATAGCTTATTATGTATTTATAGTCTGTTTTTATACCTCCAAGCGTTTCAGTAAGTGTTATTAATTTGTCATTTGCCCAAACATCATAAGGAGCGCTGTCGGTTTCTATATGTTCTTCTAACCTCATTTTAGGCATAAATGATTGCTGATGAAAGAAATAAGATGTTTCCCCATTCTCTAAGAAAGAAAATTCCAATACTCCACTCGTTAAGTCTCCACCACTTGATAAATCTAATCCTAAACCACATTCCATCCCCCTAAAATCTTCTAAAGTTAAACCGGAGGCGCATTGTTTCCATTTATCTATTTTTAGGTATTGATTATTAGAAAACTTGTACCAAACATTTAAAGCTTTTGTGATAAAATCTCTTAAGTCATCTCCACCCATATCCTTTGCTGAGTTACCATCTGATATTAGATTTTCTAAATCCTCTTTATCTTTACATACTAAAGGATTTGCTTTAATCCAATTCTTCGAATCCCAAATATCATCTTCTTCATCCATTTGCGCTATATACGCAAATTGCTTATCATTTGTAAAAATGCCATCTAAGATATTCTTACAATACTCCCAAAGTTTAAAACATGGACCATTAAGATTAAATCCAGCGGTGGTAATAACAGAAATTAAACATTGTTTCATTTTTCTTGTACCACCTTCAAGAAGCTTATACATTTGATTATCTCTATGAGCATGGTATTCATCAACTATGCCAAGTAATGGTCTAAACCCATCAATAGACTTAGTATCTTTTCCTAGAGCTTTTATAATTGAATTAGTTACTAAGCAATCTATTGTGCTTTCATATTCTTTTATATTGAATAGCTCTGATAAATCATTATCTGCATTTATGAATTTCATAATTTCTTTAAACACTATCTTTGCTTGATCCATCTTTGTAGCTGTACAATAAATTTGTCCATAATTATAACCAGAAAAATTCCCATAAAACGTTGCAAGTATTCCATTTAAGAACGATTTACCATTTTGTCTACCTAACTGAACATATGATTTTCTAAATCTTCTATAGCCAGTTCCTTTAGCAACCCAGCCATTAATACTACCTAAAATAAAATCTTGGAATCCCTCAAGTTTAACTGGAGTTTCCTCTTCACCTTCTGCAATTGTAAGAGTTTCAGCAAATTCTATTATTTTAAGTGATTTTTCTATATCGAATTCATATTTATATACTGCTAATTTAGATTTTTCTAAATCATCTAAATGCCTTTGGCATGCTAATTTAACATACTTTCCAGCAGTTACTCTACCTTCAACTACATCTTTGGCATACTTGGTAACTCTATCTATCACATAGAATCACCTCACATAAACTTAGAGAACTTATTTTTAGGTTTTTCTTCCTTAGATTTTGGAACAACTAATTTACATCTACTGGAAATAGTTAACCCTAAGTCACTCGCACTTTGTCTACACATTTTAAATAATTTTTCTTGCATTAATAATAAATCTATATATTTTTCATTATCGATGCCAGTTTTTAATAATTTTTTAGTAACCTTTTGATAGTTATATTCTGAAACTATAAATCTTGCTAACGCTTCACAATCTAAATTACTTATAATTTCTATGTTCATAAGTTCCTGAGCTATTCTATTAAATTCTTTTTTTAAATTATTAGGCAGATAAGAAGGTGGTTCAACTTTATCTGTTGGGGCTTGTACTTCACTATTTTTTCTTTCTTCTATTTCTTTTTTGCTTAAATGTTTTTTACCTTTTAGCATTACCAAATCCGTTGGTTGTCTTGGTCTTGCCATTCTCCTTACCTCCTTTCAAAAATTTCATTTAGGGAGTTTTTTCTACAGAATAGAGGGGATGCGGTCACGCTGACAAAGATCAAAACTTTTTAATATCCCCTACCCTTTCAAATTCCGAACACAAATAAAAAAATAATTTAAAATAATTAATATTTTTATATTTTCTATGTAAATATTTATATAATTATCTTTACTTAATCGGTCTTTAAGTAAAGATAACCGCGAACATTCTCCAACGCATACTTCTATCCCTTCACCTTGGTTGATGTAATCTACTATTACATTCATTACATCTATTAATTGCTCTATGGCTACTGGCTCTGCTTTATGAGTAGAGTTATACATCTGTATTATATCTCCTAGTAATGCACTAGACTGTAATCTATTCAACCTATACATAATATTACTCCTTACATATTACTTAACACATCTCTCATGTTGTCGCATATATCCTGTGCTATCCTTTTACCTTCTAGCCCGTTGCTTATTCTTCTTATTCTAAATTCTCCATTAGATAGTTGTACTATTTCTTCCATTGGTTCATTGTTATATAATATATTGTCTATATCTTTCTTACTATCTATAAACATATCAAACAATTCTTTAAACTGTTCTGTTGTTATACAATCTACTGTATGGTTATCTGTGTACAGGTCTAGCATATAACCTAATGCTTGGTTATATCTTTGGTCATAGTCCATTGTTCTCACCTCTTTCTTTATAAAATCTTAATATACATATACACTATTCCGTCAGTATCCCATACACACTCTACAATTTCATATTCCCTTTCTATTTCTTCCATCAGTTCATCATTAATGTACTGTGTATTTAAACCAACCGTTTCTTCACCTTTGTTGTATGCTTCTGTTATTTTGTTGTTAACATACTTTAAACATACTTCTTTATACCCTTGTAATACTTCTTCTTTAGTTATTAATTTACTTCTCCCTTGTCCTGGTGGTTTTGGTCGTGGTCTTGTAGCTGGTATTACTGCTGGCATTTTTCATCAACCTCCTATTTATATTCTTCCTTATATCTTTGTACTATCTTAAATAAGTAAGCTTGCATAGCTAACTTATCTTCTTTACTCTTATTGTAAGTGCTGTGTATTTCTGCATGGCTTTTATTGCTAACATATATTAAATTACTTATATCAAATACTCTATCTTTGTTTTCTTTAACCTCTATTATGTGGTGGGATAATTCTCCGTAAATTATCTTATTGTATTTGTATAGTTGGTATATGTCTAACCCATCAAACTTACTTTTACATTGTCCTGTTAGCTTTAACCACCGTTTGTCCCTATATATCTTTGTACTTTCTTTATCTCTATTATATAGGTCGTATTCTTTGTTTCTTAACTTGTTTCTTTTCTCTTTACATTTGTTTATACAATCTTCCATATCATAAGGTACTTTTATCCCGCAGTAAGGACATAATTTAAATAGCATTTTGTATCTCCCTTAGAATAAATATATATAAAAGAAATATGTAAGTGTACTGTGTACTAGCGTTCCTACAAAATTTCCTATTCTTCCCGCACCGTCTTTACCTTTTGCTATTCCTATTATGTTTAACATTACATTAAGTATGCTTAATACCAATCCCATCCACGCTATTACTTTCATTTAAACCCTCCTTATATTTCTAAATAAAATAAAAAGGACACCTGTTACAGTGTCCATATGAATATAATCTCCTAAACTAATTTTAGGTAAGTAAAAAGACACCTAGAAATTAATCTAAGTGCCTTTTTGTACATACACAATAGTTACTTTAAATTTATATTTGACTTTAAGCCATGGTACCAGCGGAGGAATTGAACCTCATTCTCCAAGTCGTGTTATCGCTAGCTTCTTGGTGCGTTACCATTACGCTACAACCGGCATAATAATATTATTTATATAAATATAAAAGCTAATGTTCCTGTAATGAACCAACATATAATTGTAGTTATACTTCTTACTTTTTCTATCTTATTTTTTGCTATCCAATACGCTATTATATTTAATACAATATTTATAGTACTTACTACTAATAATAATTTTAACATATTATTCTCCTCCATAAAATAGGAAGCACCCAAATTAATGGATGCTTTGCAGTTGCCCTTGTACGATAAAATCCTTTTTCTATACTATTATTATAACACGTATTTATTATAAAAAAGTCCCAAAATCGTACCAAAATCGTACCAAATTATTAATCCTCCCTAATATGCCACTCACCGTTTAATATTTGTCCCATAGTCAATTTATCATCATCTGAATCTATAAACCCATTATTATATATTGTTGTTTCATCATTGTATATGCACTTAATATCTTTACCCTTTAAATAAGCTTGTATAGCTTCTTCAAAACTTACTTTCTTATCTTTTTTAACTAATTTAAATTTAGCATTTATAATACATTTATCTATGCAATTACATTGTATCCATTCTTTATTAGTATTATAATATTTTACTTCTAAAAGTCCTTCCATAATTCTATACATATAATTATTATGTTTAAATTCAATACCTTCATCAAATTCAAATATTTCATATATATTATATTCTCTATCATAATCTATTTTATTTTCTATTTCCCATTCTATAATGTCATAATCTTCATTTTTTAAGGCAGCTACATAATCACAATACAACCTTTCAGAATCTACAATTATATATCCATAATTTTTATCAAACTGCCTATCTGGACCTACTATGATATCATTCTCTTCACATTGTTTTATGAAGTTATCCAGTTCGTTTTGGCTATTGCAATGCACCGCAACATAATTATATTTTAAATTCCCAAAATCAAAGTTTTTCATTATAAAAAATCTCCTCCTATTCTATAATCCCATAATTTAATTCCTAATTTGCTTAATGTTTCAAACCGATTATTCACTAACCAACTTTCTAGTTTATCTATTGTTGGTGATTCACAAAACCACCAGTATATATCATCTAAAATCTTTTTAAACACTAATAATCTCTCCTTAGTATTACAATATTAATACTCTAGTACAGTTTAGGTGTAGAAATTTTGTTTCTACACCTATTTTGTTGTACTTAATATAGCCAAATTAACTAATAACTTTATCAAAATGATTGATATTCTCTAAAATTTCTTCTCTCTTTCTATAAGCTGTCATCCTCGCACCACCGTATAACATCTCTGCTATACATGGAATAGTTCTGTGTTCCTTGTATTTTAACTTTATGAACTCTTTAGCTTCTTCACTTAACATACTAATGTTGTAATTAATAGGAGCTATCTCCCTTTCTAGCTGTCTTATTCTAGCTCTATTCTTTAAAATTTTCTTTCTTATTGACTTCCACTCATTTTCTAGTTTGGTAATTTGATGTTCTATTTCTCTGTCACAATGACTACATTGACTTGACGTTTGAACTCTTTCTGAATAGCTTATCGAAATGTTTTCTTCTTCTAAATCTATATTGGTTTCTTTTATATCTTTCCTTATCTTTTCTTTCTGCTGTTCTAATCTAGCACATATATATTCTAACTTCTCTATTTCTTTTAGATTTCTATAATAAACATATAACATTCTTTCTGTCTTTCTAAATGTTTCTTTATCCATTTAACGCCTCCTTAATCAGTTTGCAAGTATTATTCTCTGTAACTATCATATATTTGCAATGTAAAATATTTATCCTCTTCCCAGCGTTTACTTATTATTATTTCTTCTTGTAATTCTTGCTGTAATTCTATTAATTCAGTCATTTCTTTTAAGCATATTACAGCTTTATCATTTTCCTTTTTAAGATTATATTTATTTAATATATTTTTATATCTTTCTATTTCACATAAACAATCATCATCATTATACATCACTGATATAACATAAAATTTCATTTAATTAACCTCTCTTTCTCCTTATACCACAAACATCTTTTCCCTTACAATTTTTGCAATTATAATTACATATTGTCCTTGGTTTTTTCTTTAATTTCTTTACTTTCCTAACTGCTAATCCTATTGTTATCCCTATAATTATTATGCTATAGACTATTGCTCTAATCATAAGAATCACCGCCATTTTTACCATGACGTTTTAAACGCAACGGTTCGAGTTCATCTTTTCTAATCTTTTTCTGTTTTGCTAACTGCCCTTGTGACATTTTCATACTTATTGCTATTTGCAAATCTGTTAACTTTTTTTCTTTAAGCTTTTTATATAATTCCCAATCTACTGGCTTTCTTTTTCTCCCCATTTTAAAGCCTCCTAACCATGCATAAAAATCCATCTATAATTTCTATTTTGTAATCTTTCTCGTACTTTTGTGTTAATCTAATCTTTTCTTTAAATTTATCGTATGGTATAGTAGTAGCTCTTAAAATCCCTATTTCCATACTTATACCCCCTTATATATCTTCCTGTACCCTAAGAATACTTTGATATCCACTTAATTCCGCTTGTAAACCTTGTAACATATCTTTACAACTTTTATACGTAACTTCCGCAACATCTCTTTTAAATTTCAATTCCGCCACGTTTCCTCTTGCTATGTCTGGAATCAATGTGGCTTGTACTTTACTTTCCCTAAGAATTAATATTTCTTTTGCTAAAGCTATTTTATAATCTCTTTCAGCCTCGGCGTATTCTTTAGCTTTTTTATTAAGTGTATTTATGCCATTATCTAGCCTTTTACTAGTGTCCCATATAGCTTTTGTTAGCTTCTGTAGCTCCATTTAATCACCTACTAACTCAGGATTCTTATATATATTTCCTATTACATAACTTTTTTTATTTAGAAAATTAAGCCACGTATCACCATAAGGAGATTCACCTATTAACTTCCCTTTAAAAGTACCTTTCTCAAACTCAACTACATATAATCTGCTTTCAAATCCTCCTGTTAATTTGTTTACATATCCACCTTGTAATATATCTCCTTCATATATTTCCTTGTTATCAATATCTTTTAAACCTGTGTATTGCATTAAGTTATCAAATTCATATTCTATATTCCCACCATATGGCATACATTTACTTGTTTTAAAAGACATCTTTTGCAACTGCAACATCTCTTTTGTTGTATTATCCCATGCTCTAAATTTAATTTCTCTCATTACGCTTCCTCCAAAATAACTTCTACTCTTGGATTCTCTCCATACCATTTACTTATTGTGCAAAATACAATTTGTTTATCATCTTTATAAGCTAACCCATTCAAAGAATCTAAAATTACTTTTGCTATATTGTCTACATCTGGTTTTATAGTTGGTCTTATAATGCCTGCTAACATATCTTTTTTATTTTTCTTACTTGTACTTTTAGGTATTACATAATAAGCATTTATAAAAGCTACAACCTCGCCTGTAAGCTTTTCTCCCTTACATTGTTGTTGGTAACATAGTTTTACCCAGTTCTCATAATTAACTGTCTTATCTGCTGTATATGCCTTTCCTGTTTTAGTATTAAACCTCGGTCTTTGTTTTCCCATTGGTTTACCATCTATAACTATTTTCAAAACTGCCCCATCTCCCTTTTACCTCTACTATTTTTTCTTAGCATCCTAGCCATGTTATTTCCATGCAAAGCAAATATATCGTTTTTCTTAACTCTCTCCCTATCTCTTTTCCTTTGCTGAAGCAAGATGTACGTTTTTTCTGCTCTTTCTTTATTACTCAACTTAATTCCCCCTTATAAAACTCTTTTACCTCCCATGCAAGCGATTATTATATCTTCTCTACCAAATACACTATTCTTTTGTTTTATTAGTTTAGATAAGCTTTTAACCGCATTTGTAGATATTCCTAGCTTGTCCTTTATTCCTTCTATGCCATAAAAGTCTTTAACAAATGTATCTTCTAACCAGTTTTGAAATTCTAACTTTAATTGTCTATTTAATTCTTTTCCGCATTTCCCGTGTACCCCGAACTTTTCCCTATGATGAACTGGGCAAAGATAAACTAAGTTCTTTTTACATTTAATTAATGCTCTACATTCTGACCTATAAATTACATGGTGTTCTTCCGAGTTAGGTCGCCCACATATTACACATTCCTTCATGTTGCCCTCCTAAATTTCTTCAAACTTGAAATTATGAATTATATCCCATAAATAAAAACGATCTTCTATACCTTTCAAATTTTTATCTGCTAAAACACCATCTGTATTTAATTGATAAATTCCTTTATATTCACCATTTAGATATGCTTTGTATTTTTTTAATGTATTATCTTTCTTTAAAACTTTAATAATATTCATGCTTCACCTCTGTATTGCTGTTTTATTACTCTAGTACACTATAGGTATAAAAGTGCCTAGATATATACCTATAGGTACTTAATATAGTTGAATTGTGATGTAACTAATCAATAAATTCAAAACAGTTAATAATGTTAATTAAATTGTTGTATATAACATTGTCGCTAACCCCATCCATACATTCAAATGAGCCATAAAATGATTCTTTTGAGTGAGTATGCCATAAATCATAAGCTAACCCTAAAGAAATATTAATATCTGCTTTATCTTTAAATATCTCCACTATTCTAAGACAGTCATTTAGATGTTCCTTAGGGATATCCTTATTATCAGTAGCTTTTGAATGTACTTTTATTGGTTTAGTATAAGTAACAGTATTTGCTTTATCTATTAATTCTTGAAAACTTAACACTATTATCCCTCCAAACTTTTTTGTTGAACAATAAATTCATGTTATTTATTTGAACCTGACTTATTAAAAAATTCATCAAAACATTCTTTACAAATATCCATGGTATTTTTGTTTATTTTGTTTATCATTGGAATACTGCTATTATAAAATATTGTCTTATCACACAAATCACACTTTATTTTTTTATCCAACCTTTTACCCTCTTTCTAAAATACAATTTCTTTGAATTGTGACTATTCCTCATCCTCTTCTATTCCAAAATCAAAATATTCTAATACAAGTTCTGTTAAAGCTTTTTCTGCCTCTTCTCTAGTTTCATATTCATCTAAATACACAATAGTTCCATTTGCATTTAAACTACAATTTACAGCTCTTAAAACCTTTCTTTTACTCATACAATAGCCTCCTGATCTTTGAAATGCGACTATTTTTTAAATATCCTTTTTTCTTTTGAAGTATCTATATCCTTGCTTTTACAATTAGGGCATTCAGAACCCTTACTTCCTCCATAGACACAATATACTGTTCCGCATTTTAAGCATTTAGCCATATATACTCACCGCTTTCTAATTACACATTTATTTCACATTATAAGCTTAAAGGACAATCATTTGGTATATCTGCTTTATCCCAATCATCGGAATATTGATACACTATTCTATTAAGTTCTTCGCAAAACACCCTATCTATTCTATCGCCTTCCCCGTCATAGTGAGTTTTACATTGATGTTTTTCACAATCATCACAAAATTTTATTTTCTCAATCTGTTCTTCCATTAATACTCCTCCTTAATTTAAATAGTTTTATATTTGCATTGGGAATTACTTTACAACTTAACTTGCCCTTTAGAATCTGCTCTGTCTAATATCTTCTTACACCTCTTACACGTTACTTCTGAAGAATTTCCTTCATTAGTTTCATCATCATGTTTCCACATACCATTGCATACACTTGTCATTAGATATTCAGTACCATTCCACATTCTCACACCACAGTGTATAAGTTTATTTCTTTTAATTAAATTAACTCTACCCTCAAACATGTTTATTTACCTCATTTCTTTATAATAATTTCAAATTATCCCTACAATATTAGCATTTCTATTATTCTTCTCTATCGCTTAAACACTCTTCACAAAACCCCAAATGCTCAAGATAGCATTCCTTACAAAGTGTTCTCTCGCATATATCACAACTAAATTGGTCATATACTGCTAATGTATTATCGATTTCTTTTCCGCAATCCCAACAAATCATTTTTATTCCTCCATTTTTAGAGTTCTTCTCCACAACTAGGACAATATTGCCCTGTTTGATGTAATGGTCTTAAATCTAAGTCTAATAGATTATTTAAAGTTCCCTTTTCAATCATAACTCTAATATTTTCATTCATATTTTCTTCATTTTCATATTCTTCTGATATGCCTAAAATATCTACAGGTATTGGTATATCCATATTATCCTTAAATCTACCTATTTCACTTTCATCAAATCTATGTGCGGTTCGCAAATCAGAATTATATCCACCTTCACTTTCTCTGCATCCCCAAAATAACCCCCATTCTCCGCCGAATATACTATTATGTCTATTACATAAAACTAAATATTTTTTACCCAATTTTATTCCTCCTTGAATCTTTCTTTAAGCTCTCTAAGCTTGTTTATCTTTTCTCCATATATCTTTGTCTCTTCATCAATTTTTTTATCTATAGCAGAGTTGATGCAAACTAAAAACTTTTTAGATGGCTGTTTACCTTCTTCTATATTCTTAAATGCATTGTGGATTCCTTGCTTTGTATATCCAGTTAACTTTTCAATTTCTACACCCTTTAAACCAATCTCTTTTCTAAAATCAGAATAGCTTTTCACTCTCGCACCTTCTTTTACCCTTTTAATTTATTTTGTAATTTCTTTTTACGTTTTTGTTTGCTTTGGTCAATTATTTGTGTCGCATAAATTTCAAATTACGAATTAATCTTTATATCAATCTTACATTTAAATTCCCATCCTCTTTCTAGCAGCTTTCTATTATGTCTATTTATTTCTTTTTCTAAGTCCATATTTTCTGTTTTTACTTTTGTATATAACATACCGATAAGGACTTGCATATTGTCCAATATCTCCTCTGTAGTGTTTTGTTTATCTCCATTTATAATTGCTTCCTTTACTTCTTTAAATTCTTCCTGTAGCTTTAGGAGTTCTTCGGGTAATGTTTCTTCTTTATCTAAAATCATTAAATGCATCTTGGCTCTCCTTATTTTCTTCTATGGTATATCTAAACCCATTCATCATAATTGGTAGTGTTATATAGGTTATGTCATGACTTTTAAATACTAAAGGTGTTACAGGACTTTCAGCATAAATCTCATAGTTCTCAATATTTATATTCTTTAATAACTCTTTATTTATAAATATCAAGTCATTATTTGCTTTAAATATTTGCATTTTATCGCTCTTTTCATATACAAAAGGTAACATTTCACATTTTGTTTTATTAGACATATCAAAGTGTTCTAACATATCTAATTTTTGTATTTATTTGTCTTGTTTATTTCTCTATCTCTGATAAAGAAACTGTTTTCTAAATCTTGAAAAGTATATCCTTGTATTATCTTCTTATAACTTTTACATTTATTAGGTATCTTAAATCCTGTGTATCCATCTATTACCATAAAGAATTTTTCACATGGCATAAACACAAACTGGTCTTTTAAGGCATTTTTAACCCATCTTTCAAATAGTTTTATATCTGTCATTTATTTAACCTCCTTATTTTTCAAGTAAATTAATAACCTTCCCTATAGGCTTATCTCCAATAACTTTCATACCATCACTTAAACACATTCCTATAGTTATATCTAACATTTCTAATTGTTCTTTACTCAATGCTACTGGATAAGCTACACTATCTTTTACATAAACTAATGCTAATCCATCTTTCTTACCATCTGTCATATTATTCATATTTATTTACCTCCTAAACAAATTTTCTCATTCTATAGTTATTTTCTAACCCATACTTGAAAATAACTATATTACTCTTTTCTAAGATTCTTCCTGCCAAAGCTTCGTCTAGATCCATTAACATATTTGGAGTGCATTCGCTGTTATATATAGTTGCCTTATTGTTTAAATACCTTTGATTTATGATTGGATATATATGTTTTAAATCAGATTCTTTTAATTCTCCTGTTAATTTGCCTTTCTTTACTTTATCTTTAAATAGATCATCTATTATAAGCAATTCACAATTTATATACTTGCTTATGAGCTTTATATAGTATTCATCATCCATAACGTTGGCTTTTAGTTCTCTTATAGCTTCTTGGTAGGGCATATAAACAATATTAGTACATATCCCCTTATTTATGAGGTTTGCTCCTATTCCTATCGCTAGGTGGCTTTTCCCACTTCCTGGTTGTCCTAAAAAAGCTAAATTATTTTCTTCTTTTGTTTTTATTGTGTTATAATTCCTTATATAGTCTGTAGCGACTTGTTTAGCTCTTTTAGTTATGTCGCTATAGTCTGCATATTGGCTTATTTTTTTAACTTTAGATGGGTCTATTCCAAAATGCGCCCATCTTCTTTTAGTTAAATCTTTTTTATAACATTCACATCTTTTAAAGCCATTTTCAGTTTTTATAAAAGTGGTATCTTGGCACTTATCGCATTTATAATTAGCCTTCGTATTTGGAGAAGTCGTATTCCTGTTTCTTATTTCCGCTAGAATCCTGTTTAGTCCCTCCATTAACTCCCTCCTTATCTGTGTAATTACCTTCTAAGACTTTTATAAAATTGTTAGGCTTTACAAACCAATCAAAGGTTATAGTCCATCCTTTTTTATTTTGTCCTTTTAAAAATGGTCTGGTTTCTATATTTTCAATAGCTTTCAAAATATTATCAATACCATACTCTTTTATCCTTGCATTTAATAATTTATATCTGATAGTACCCTTATTAATAGCAATTAACTTATTAAGGTTCAAAGAGTTCCATTTATCTACTATTGGTTGTAACTTGTTACTACTAACAACTTCAGTTGTATTATCTTTATCTTCTTCTATATCTATATCTATATCTTTATCTTCTTCTATATCTAGGGGGTTAACATTAGCTTTACTGTTAGTTTTACTGTTAACTTTACATTCCCCAGTAGCTAATAATTTTTGCTTTTCTCTGTACCCTTTCATATATTCCCTCATGTATTCCTTTCTTTCTTCTAATTGGTCTAAGGTTTGATGTTTACTCCAATTAGGAATAGTTATAACATTGTCTATTACTTCAATCATTCCGAATTGTTCAAATGTATTTATAGCAAGTCTTACAGTGTTTAAAGGTCTACGGAAAATTGTTGCTAACATTTCATCAGTATAGGGTATCTTATCATTTAACATAAACACCCCAGAATTATTATTTTTACCTGCGAGGCATAATAATTTAAACCAAATCACTATAATGCTGTCTGCTTCTGGCATATTTTCTATTAGTAATATTTTTTCATCATCAAATATATCTGTAACTATTTTTATCCATTTTACTTTCCATTTTACTTCCCCCATACAATCCCCCTTATCTTTGCAAAAATTCTATCCTGTCCTCTAGACTTTGTATTTGGCTTTCTGCTTGTTCTAGTAATAATTCTTTCTCTACTAGCCTTTCATATAGTTCATTTGTTGTTGTTTCATCATATAGATTTTTTTCTATCAGCTCTAATAGCTTTTCAAACACTTCTCTTTGTCCAACTATGCTCAAGTCATAATTAAATAGTTGGCTTAACTTTAAACAAAATCTATCATCTTGTTGATCCATAATTAATTGTGTTTCTTTATCTGCATATAATTCGGAAGTTAACATATTAACCCTCCTGCTTTTTCATGTTTTCATAACCCTCGCATACTTGGTCATATTGTGACTTGGTAAGCTTGGCTATATCTGTAGTTTTAAATTTAGTAAACACCTGGCTTTTAACTGTTTTATTATCTATTCCTACACTCTTTGCTATTGCAAACAATCTATTTATTTGTGCATCACTTAAACCTGTTTTATTACTTCTTCTTCCTGCTGTATCCTTTTTATCTGGGTCAAGTTCATCTGTAGGAGCTTGGAAAAATTTTAATATAAAGTATCTTTCTGAATAAGTAAGCCCACTCCCATAAGCTTTGCTTATATCATCTTGGGCGCCATAAAGTTTCCATGGTATTTCTAAAGTTTCTTCTGGCTTTTCTGCATTTAACCATACATAAAACATTTCACCTTTAACTATATGGTCCGTACATTCTTTACCTTTAGAAGTCACATAATCAAATGTATAATTATCAGTAGCGCCTATCTTAGGTATTAATAACACTCCTAAACTATCCATTTTTTCTCTAATTTTGGCTATAGCTTGGCTTCCACTTACATAATTATATCCGTGACCTTCCGTATCTTTTGAAAACTTAATAACTTCCTTTCGTATTTCTATTAACTTTTGATATAAATTCATTATTCCACCACTTTCACATTTATATTTTCTTCTTCTACAATGCTAATCTCTGGAATGACCTCCCCTGTATTTTTATCTAATACAATTCCATCTTTTATTAAAAATGATTCTTTAAGACCTGTTTTATTAATTTCCTGTTTGGTTCTAATTAGATTTTTATACCCGTTAGAATTTAGATATTTTAATAGTGTTTCTTCATTACCATAATTCCATTTTTTATTCTTTCTACTTGTTACTTGTCCATAAGGTGTTGTTATTTTAGCTTTAGGGTCACTCTGCTTTAATTCTTTATAATATTGCATTAATAGCCCATTAAAGTATTCAAGCGTGGTTAAATCGCTCTTGGATTCTTCTATAAGCCAGTTATCTATTCTTTCTTTTTCTGCTTTTGCTAGTTCTTCTTTTTCTAAAATACTTTCCTTATATTCTTTTATCTTTCTTAATGCCCAACTAGCACCTTTCAAATTCTCTATTTTAAAAGTTTCTTGGCTTTCCATTCTTCTTTTACCTCCTTCTTACATCTAATTGCCATACAACTAGGTTCATATAAAATTTGTTCTCCCCTATCTGTTTGGCAAATAACTTTTTGCAATGCAAAATGTATGCACCCTTTGCAATAATCATCCACTTTACAAAACCTCTAATCTTGTATAAAATATATTTAACGATTTTTAATTTAAGTTTATTGCTCCTGGCAGGGAGCTATTTTTTTCTCTATATAATTTTTCCAACATTCAAAACAACTGCTATCACTGTTAATATACCTACACAATTCAAAATCAATCTGTTCTGGGCAACTAAATTGCTCTACACAAAATCTAGTAAACCTTTCTAGCCCTACAGCTTGTACATTCTTTGTGCAAATATCTTTATCTATCATATTTGCCCTCCTTATATTTTGTCATTAGATGACATATACCTGTATCTGTCCTACCATATATTTTCCCTAGTTCAACATATGTCATTTCTTTTTTTAGTTTTATAGCATCTTCTAAATCTTCATTCTTCATTTTTGCTCTCTTATTTATTTTTCCAGCTTCATAGCATTCAAAAGCCTGTTCAATTGTGTAGACTTCTTTACGGAGAACTGCTACTGCTAGTACATACCAATTCTCATTCATTTTTTTATCCCTCCTTTTCTATGCACATCTTTTAAAGATACATGCACTCCTTGCTGCAATATCTAATGCGTAATCTAAGCTTGTACACTTATTGAAATTAAGTCTATTAAACTTAATATTATCTGTTGTTATTTCGCATATAATTGCAAACTCTGCTTTTGTTAGATTGATTCCCCTTTCTTCTAGTATTTTTTTAAACATTTCTATTCCTCCTTTTACTACTTATCCCCTTTATGGTAAAATTTCGTTGAAAGGGGATTGTTATATATGCGTTTAAATCATGATTGCATAAGAGATATACTCTTATATGTTGAAGAAAATATTACTTATGATATTGAATCTGTAGATGTTGAAAATTTAATTTCCAAATTTAGTTCAAAATATGATAAAGACACTATAAACTATCATATAAGACAAATTGGTAATGCTTCTTTAGTTGAAAAAGTTTTTTATTCTGAAGATTCTCCAAAATTTATTAGTGATCTTACTTGGGAAGGACATGAATATATTGACAATATTCGTGACCCTAAAGTCTGGACAAAACTTAAAGCTTCAACTAAAAACTTAGCTTCTGTTAGTTTACCTATTCTTATAGAAAAGGCTCCAGACATAGTTAAATTTTTCTTATCTAATCCTTAATCCATTCTTTATGCATCTATCACTTTTCTCACATACTTTTTGTTTATAGACCTGTAGTATTTCATTTGCAGGTCTTCCTTTTATGTCAATAAATTTCTTAACATCACCATGGTTTTTAACTGTATTTAAAATCTCAATCTCCGTATCTGAGAGAACAGCAATTACTATCTCACCAGTTTCTAAAATACCTGTAATTCCATAGTTTCCCTTTGCAATACCTTCTTTTATAATTTTGGTTGTCATTCTTTTAGCATCCATTTTTAAATCTCCTTTACTACCTCAACATTCTTAAATATCCAGTTTAGGGCAAATATTTTCAAATCATTATGATCTACAATGACCTCATCTTCTGGCAAATCAACTTCTTCAAGAAATTCATAATTCTCTCCATCGAGCATTTCAATAGTTAAGTTAAATATTTCTTCGTCATATAAAAATCTAAAGATATCTATATCTATATAAATCATTGTTCCTGTAGAAACATTTAAGTTTAAATCTGTTGTTTTTATTTTTTTACTCATCTTTAATCCTCCTAAGCTTTTATTCCATGTTTTATTGCCATTTGACTTACTATACTTATATAAATTTCTTTAAGCCTTACATCATTGGCTATAACATCTAAATTATTTAATTTATTAATTTGGCTTTGTGCCATTCCATTAAGCGCTGCTCTAGCTTGTAAGTTTTTAAGTCTTATACTTAATTTACATTTAGCCCTTTCTTCTAATGCTCTATAAATTTCATCCTTAGGTGTTTTGTAATCTTGTAACTTATAACAAATCTTCCCTATTAGCTTATTAGTTTCTTTCCTCCATTCTTCTTTTGGATTTATTGTTATTACATCCCTTATAGCTTGTACCTCTTCTTTGGTTTCTTGCACTGCTGCATTTAATTTTTTTTGTTCTAATTCTGTAGTTGCTAATGCTTTAAATAAATTATTAAACATTTGTAATTCTGGACTAAGTTGATTTACTTCTACTTTCTTTTCTTTAACTCTAAAGTAAGTTTCCTCCAAATTGTCAAACTGTTGCCATGCTCTATCTGTATCTAATATCTTACAATGTCTATTAGCTCCTCTTTCTGTCCACAACATTAATTCACTTGCATACTTAAGGTTACTATCTTTAAGATAGTCGGCTTTAAATTCTTTAAGTTCTTCACCTATTAATCTAAAATAATGTTTTCCTTTCTCAAATCTATCTTTGTTCCTAATAAATCCTTGTTGTATTCTTATAGGATTAACTTCATAAACTTCTGACAATTGATCTGTTGTTAAAACTCTTTTACCTTCAACTTCTACTGGTTGTATTTCTGTTATCACAGTTTGTCCGTTTTTTATGTTTAAAACTACTTTCCCCATGCTTTTACCTCCTTTTAATAAGTTCTATCTTATAAATTACACACATAGAATATAATGAGAAGTGTTTGCTTTCTTGCAAAAAGTTATATTTTTATAAGGCTATTCAGCCTTATTTATCTCTTGGTATATCAAATTTATGACCTGTTGTACCTTTTCCCAGTTTTCTTGATTCTCTTCGTCGGTGATATCCGGTTCAATTATTATCACTTCTGGCATGCTTATCACCTCTTAATAATCCTCTTAATAATTATATTTATCTTAAGCTTGTACTATTCTTTTTTTCTTCTTTACGTTTCTTCTGTAAATTATCAATTTTATCTATAAGCTCAAGTTGTCTATTTATAACATCTAAATTATTCATTTTTACCCTCCTCATACATTTCTTTTATTTTTTTAATATCAAGTTTATAAAAGATTGCTAACTTTGAAGCCATTTTATCTGTTAAATTAACTCGCCCGGCTTCAATGTCATTTAAATGCTTTCCGCTTATATTAATACGCGAAACCACAAATTTCCTTTGTAGCCCTTTACTATTGCGAAACTGTCTTAAATTCACTATTGTGTCACCTCCTGCATTTATATTCTCACAATTTGAAAGAAAAGTAAAAGGCTTATTTTTCCTGTTTTTTTAATTTAACTCTATAATGCTTAAAAATAATGCTATTTCCTTCTTTTCTCACATTTTGAAAGAAAAATTTGTCACATAAATTCTCTTGAAATGTGAGAAAATTTAATGTACTATAGTCAATGAGGTGTTAAATATGAGTAAAATATTTGCTGAAAAATTAAAAGAATATAGAAAAGAACTAAGTGAAAAAAGAAATAAAAAAGTTGGTCAAATTCAACTTGCTGAAGAACTTGGAATAAGTAAAGGAAATATAGGTAATTTAGAAGCTGGGAAAAGGCTTCCTTCCAAAACTGTGCTTATGAAGTTAGTAGACCATAGCGGTAAAGGCATCGACTATTGGCTAGATGGTGTTGAAGAATATGAAGCACCTAACACGCTTGATCTTGTATTAGATAAAATGATAGAAGAAGGATTAATAAAAGATACTAATATAGATAAAGAAGCATGGGATATAATAACAGAAGCAGTACTAGTAGAAGTTGAAAGAAAGCTTCAATAGGAGGTGTGACTGTGAGGATATGTATGTATCTTAGAAAATCACGTGCTGATGAAGAATTAGAAAAAACTTTAGGCGAAGGAGAAACACTATCTAAACATAGAAAAGCACTTTTAAAATTTGCTAAAGAAAAAAATCTTAATATAGTAGAAATAAAAGAGGAAATAGTAAGTGGAGAAAGTTTATTCTTTAGACCTAAGATGTTGGAATTATTAAAAGAAATTGAAAATAAACAATACAGCGGTGTGCTTGTAATGGATATGCAACGTCTAGGACGTGGCAATATGCAAGATCAAGGGGTTATTTTGGAAACATTTAAGAAATCTAATACTAAAATAATCACACCTATGAAAACGTACGATTTATCAAATGATTTTGACGAAGAGTATAGCGAATTTGAAGCTTTTATGTCCAGAAAAGAACTTAAAATGATAAATAGGCGTATGCAGGGCGGAAGAGTTAGAAGTGTTGAAGATGGCAATTACATTGCAACTAATGCACCATATGGATATGATATACATTGGATAAATAAAGCACGGACATTGAAACCCAATCAAAAAGAATCTGAAATAGTAAAATTAATTTTTAAACTTTATATTGAAGGTAATGGTGCTGGCACTATAGCTAAACATTTAAACAGCCTAGGTTACAAGACTAAATTTGGGAATAGCTTTAATAATAGTTCTATTATATTTATTCTTAAAAATCCAGTTTATATTGGGAAAATAACTTGGAAAAAGAAAGATATAAGAAAATCTAAAGATCCAAACAAAGTAAAAGATACACGTACTAGAGATAAAAGCGAATGGATAGTTGTAGATGGTAAACATGATCCTATTATAGACCAAATAACTTGGAAACAGGCGCAAGAAATATTAAACAACCGATATCACATTCCATACAAACTTGTTAATGGTCCTGCTAACCCACTCGCTGGACTAATCATATGTGCTACTTGTAAGTCTAAAATGGTTATGCGTAAATTAAGAGGTACAGATAGAATTTTATGTAAAAATAATAAGTGCAACAACATAAGTAATAGATTTGATGCTGTAGAAAAATCTGTTGTAGAATCATTAGAAAATTACCTGAAAACTTATAAAGTAAATCTCCCTGAATTAAACAAAACATCTAATTTTAAATTATATGAACGACAAATAAGCACTTTAAAAAAAGAGCTAAAAATTCTTAATGAACAAAAATTAAAACTATTTGATTTTTTAGAACGTGGAATATATGATGAAGATACTTTTCTTAAGAGATCTAAGAATTTAGATGAAAGAATAGAAATAACAAATGAAAGTCTGAGTAATTTAAATCAAATAATTGCAAAAGAAAATAAAGCAATAAAGAAAGAAGATATTATAAAATTTGAAAAAGTATTAGATTCCTATAAGAGTACAGCTGATATTAGATTAAAAAATGAACTCATGAAGACCTTGATTTTTAAAATAGAATATACTAAGAATAAAAAGGGGAATGACTTCAAAATCAAGGTATTTCCTAAATTAAAACCCTTAAACATATAA